GGTCGTACCAATGCAGTTCTTCCATTAGGGTTTCAATGAGTGAAATGTCATCCTCTTTTTCCCAGTCATAGTCCTCTCGGTCATGGTCGACTTTCTTTGAATTGTGGAGGTCGTATAGTTTCGAGAATGAAGAACGTGGACTTGTTGCCATTGTCATCATTGTCCTCACTACGTAAAACCTCAAGTAACCGCCTTCGTTTATCTGTTGCCATTTCTCGTCAGGCATCTCCAGTAAGACCATTGCGACCTCTTGTATCAAATCGTCCGGGCAGTTGCATAACTTTTGTGCGAGTTCATACAACTCAACGTCAGATAGTAGGTCGATTGCAGCTTGGTCTTTCACGCTGCTAATATAGAAAAGATTTGAGTTAACCGACAACAGAGGATATATGACATTGAAACGCCACATATCCGAGTGTTACCAGCAATGCAGAGCGACCTACATAACTGACAGCCATTGTTTATAAATTTGGTTAGCAATTTGTGCAGTCATTACGGGTGGCACGCTCATTCCTATTAAATATTCAGGTTTGTTGCTTTTGAAATTATAATCTAAAGGATAGCTCCCACTATTACAAAGTTCGTCAAAATTTCTATATCTTGGATAATCAAACAAACAACATTGGTCATTACCTAAAATTGTATTTATTGTTCCATTCATATAAATAAATTTATGCCCAAAATGTAAAAACTTTTTACCATTTTCTCTTTCATTTATTACTTCAAAACTTAAATCTCCTTTTTTTCTTAAATCCCAAATTGCTTTCATATTTTCAGAAAGTGGTCTATCTGTATAATTTTTAAATATTTCACTAAATTTTATTTCAGGTTCATTAAAGTTTAATTCTATTTTAGGCACTTCTGTAAACATATCAGCAAAATGTAAAAAAGGTTTTGCTAAATCTTTTCTCATTGCTATAAAAAATACTCGTTCCCTTTTTTGTGGCACACCCATTTTTGAAGCATCTAATAAAAAGTGTTGGCAATAATAACCAGCTTTATCAAATTCTCTATAAATCTGTATTACATATTTCTTTGCATCGCCTAAAAGTAATCCTTTTACATTTTCAGCTACTACAATTTTAGGTTGTAGTTCTTTTGCTAAATCTATAAAGTCGAAAAACAAAGTATCTAAAACTTGCATAGCTTGTCCCTCCCTAAATACTTTATCTTTTCCCCAGTCTTTTTCTCTATTTCCAGCCATTGAAAAGCTACTGCAAGGCGGTGAACCATCCAAAATATCTAAATTGTAAAGTTCATCAGGTAAATCAGTTCTTAATTTAAATGTCTGTATTGGCTCTAAATAAGCATATTTGGGGTTGTGGTTAGCTTTGTATGCCTCAATCATTTTAGGGTCAATTTCATTGCATCCTAATACATCAAATCCAGCTAATTTATAGCCCATAGTTGAACCACCGCCACAAGCAAAGCAACTAAATACTTTTCCTTTATCTTTAGTGAAAATTGTTTCTTTTAAATTCCAACGATACGGAAACAAATGCACTGCTGGTAACACGTGCTTTGCAAAAGGCAAGGCTTCGGTGGTAATATCAACATTTGTATTTCTAATCATATTTTGTGGTTTATTGAAAATTTATATTTCTAATTCTTGCCCTTCGCAAAACACCATACGTTGTAAAACATAGCCTACGCATTTACCGTGAAACAGGCGTTGCATTTGTCCTTACTGCAATTAGTACCGTCAAGTGGTCTTTGGCATCTAATACAAACATCGGCTCTGTGCGCCTGTTCCGTCATCAATTCAAGCATCTTGGTCATGCTAATTTGTTCATCAATAAACTGTTTGTACACCTTTCTAAAGAAACTCACGGTAATCCTTCCCGAACTACGTTCTACAACATCAGATATAGAAAATAATTTTACTAAATCATCCCTCAACTTGCCGCCTATTCCACCAGTCAATTTAATGTAGTCAAGGTTGTCGTTATCAATTTCAACTTCGCTCAGCTTTAAGTGTATTTCTTCTTCGGTCATGGTATTGTTTTTTGTGGTTATTTACTCGTAAAATTTCTTTCCATATCAAGTACCGTTGTGTAACATAATCAGGAATGGCGGTGGTTATTTGCAGCCAGATAAATCGGTATTTCCGATTTTTCCAATATCTTCTTACAATCTTCTTTCATTTCAAATAAATTTACGTTACACAACAAAGGCTAAAGATGAATGGCACACCATCTTCCAGCGTTATCACTGCCTATATACTTCGTCATGAAGCCGAAGCGTAGTGCTTGTATAGAATCAATGCCACTCATTTTAGCTAAACCGTTGTAAAACATTAAAACGATTTTACAACAATGTATATAAATAATAAAAACACTAAGACCATTCGTGCCAATTGCCACGCTTATGTGGTTTACCTTGCCTTACTTTTTTATTAAAATATCTTTTCCAAAATTTACCGCTTGGTTTTATGTAACTACTTATCCAACCACCACAACGCTTCATCTCTTTCTTTTTACCAAGTCTTAGTTTATGTCTATCTTCATTCATATTTCGTGTTTTTACTATTCATATACTCAACGTTGGCAAACATTTAATAACCATCATCATCTTCAAAATGATAATCGCCACAATCACACTCAACATCTTTTTCAGATACTATTTTTTGGTGCTCAATGACAACCTTAGTAGTAGGCGTATCACATCTTTCGCAAAGTAATTCAACGTGCAATTTATCTGTAAGCCAAAAACGTTTGCCAACATTTGCTAAACCACATTTTTTAACTTCAGATTGTGCGTATTCAATCATCGCGTCTACTATCCAGTCTTGTAAATGAGGTATTTTAAATATGTGTTCATCTGTTGCCAAGCTCATGTTGTCGAGCAATACTCTTAATGCTTTCTCCCTGTCCATGTCGTGGTTGTTTATACGTTAAAAATCGTTGTTTAGCAGTAACCGTTGTACTAAAGTAAATTCTTTTGATACCAACTTTCAGCAGCTTGTCTCTTTGCGCTGACCTCTATTTCCACATTCCCCAGCACTCTTCTTCGTTTCGGTGCTTCTACCACTTCCGAGATTTGCCCTTTCTCCACCAAATATACATAAGCCAAATGGTACGGTGCTGCAAATGGTAGCTTTCTATCTCTATTAATCCATTCAACTATCATCTCGTGCGCCTCCTGTGGTGTTATTTTCTTGCTTTCGTATGCCGGCAACTGCATCGGGTTATACCCCTGAGGGCGTGCCTTTCCTTGCCGTAGGTGTTCCTTGTATGCGGTCAAGACTCTCCCGACCACGTTAACGCTCAGGTGTTGCCCAAATGTAGATGCATCTATTCTCTTTCCGTCCAAGTAAAGTTCTTGTTTAGCTGCGAGCATAAACGCTTTTCTAACCGTGTCGCCTGAGTATTTGTATTCCTCGTTGATGAAGTCTTGAATCAGTTTAATAAGTGCCATTCCTTGCGGAGAGTTTGGAAACTCCTGACAGCCGACCATTGAAGGCAGTTGAGTAATTGTGCTTACGAGATTGTACATATTGCCTTAAATATATTAAATGCAACTTGTGGAACTATTGCGTTTCCGTATCCTTTGATGGATTCGTTTCTCCATTTTGGAAAGGTAATTCCGTCCAATTCACGGGGAAGCCCATCATCTCCGCTACAAATCGGGGATTGAGATGGGAAGTTCCTCCACCTACTCTGTGCGCTATCTGCTCGGCTAAATTGCTCTTCTCTGCATTTGGCTTGTTGTGTCTTTTGAGGCTGTCCATTGTCATCCCGGACCTCATTCCATCCGATGCACTCGGTGTAAGTAGCATCGTTGGCAAATCGTTCTTGAAACCTTCTCCCTTCCAATCCCTCGCTTTTGGTGTCGGTAGAATACCGCTCTCCGCCATTTGCGTTAGATGCACTCCGTAACTTTTTCCGCTCGTCTTGCTTATGTTCTTGCCGTTCTCGTCCAGTTTCCTCTGTACGGTCGCATCGAACGTTTTGACGGTAGGCGACAAACCAGCATCTATCTCGTCTGTGTGGAGCGTCTTTGGCACAAGCTGGAATAACAAACGGCTGAACTTCGTACCCTTCAGCTTCCAAGTCAATGCACACCTGTTCGAATACCATTCCGCCATCAATATTGACGATACCATAGACGTTTTCAGCGATGACGAATTTGGGTTTAATCTCTTGTATTGCTCTAAGCATTTCGTGCCACAGGTAGCGTTCATCATCTTTTCCTTTCCGCTTTCCAGCAAGGCTGAATGGTTGGCATGGGAATCCTCCCGAAATAATGTCAATTGTTCCTTCATACTTTCTAAAGTCTGTTTTGGTTATGTCTGAATAACTATCTGCGTTTGGGAAGTGATGCTTGAGAACTCTCTGCCCAAACTCGTTCCATTCGCAATGAAATACGTTCTCCCATCCCATCCATTCGGCTGCAAGGTCGAAGCCTCCAATGCCACTAAATAAGCTTCCGTGTCTCATTGCCGTAAAGGTATTCGTTTGTAGCTTGCTTCTTGATGGCTTGCATGAACTCGCGGGCTTCCCGTTCCTCAGTTGTCTCAAGTGTGGAGGTGTCCTTTTTGAGTTCCTCCATTACCCATTGATTTAAACGCGGTTGCCACTTGACTATTCTTTGACCATTTATCTGCCAGCCTTTCGACTCATAGTTGTCATGGAATCTTTGTGCCAAATCTTGAACTGGAAACGACACCGATGCAATGCCACGAGTAAATAGGTTAGTGCAAATCTCTTTCTCTACTTCTGCGCGTGTGGGTGTATTACTCACACTACCATTAACACTACCATTAACATTAACATTAACATTATCATTAACACTTACACTAACAGGTTTTTTGGGTTCTGAAATAACCGACTGGGTTTTTTGGGTTTTCGGTCTACCACCTTTTGCCCCATTTTCGCGCGCTCTGTCTGCTCGTTCCTCGTACTTAACAAGGTCGCGCTTTAGACTTTGTTTAATTGGAATGAAGCACATCTTAGTAATCTTGTCAGGTGCTTCCGGGTTAAGGTCGTTAACGTACCTAAATAGGTGTTTGGCAAGTCTGCCAGCCTCTTCATCTGTAAGTTCCTCAAAAGATTCTAACCAGTCGCAATAAGCTACAAAGGATTTCTTGTCTTTAGCCATAATAAAAAGAAAGGAGGTCGGGTTGACAGCCCGAAACAAAGTGAGCCGACAAGGTAGCTGCGACCTCTGTTACTTCCTCCTGTGTTTGATTTGTTTACCATTCCTTGCCGTATGACGAACGCTTGTCAGGCGTTCATTAGTAAGTAGCAAATATACAAAATTGTGCCACTTGGAAGTCAATCTTCTCGTTCATAGCCAAGATTCCACATTATGAAATCAAGCACCCTCACTTTCCAGTTCTCCATATTTCGTGTGAATTGATTTTACTAACTTGTCTTGGACTTGAAGAGCGTGCCTCATTGTCTTTATCGAATAAAGCACCGTTGAGTGATCTCGAAAGAACATCTTGCCAATGTCCTGCAAAGAGTACCCGCTTCCGTATAACTCCCGATGTACCCGATAGATAGCGTACTGCCTCGAAATGGTAATATTCCGTAATCTTGAAGGCGACTTCATCGCAGAGTAGCCGATGCCTGTAGCTTGTTCTACGCGGTGAATAATGTCCTTTGCGCTCTTGTCGATGTGCTTCTCACAGTATACTCCTTGAATTGCTGCCAGTAGCGTTTGGCAATCCTCACCGAAGTATCCTTGATGCAGTTCTATGATGTTCACAAGCTGCTCCTTGTGGTCTTTCGTTAGTCTTATCACTTGCATCTCCACACGTTTATCTGTTTACCGAAATCTCCTTCTATCTTATACCCAGCCTTCTCGATTAATCCCCTCTTGTGGAGGTTAGAAAACGACCTTCTGATGGAAGTAATAGGCGTGTTGTGCCAACGGTTCTCGTTCAGCTTCTCCATTATCTTAAAATGCCTTAGACATCGCTCAGGTGTTACGCCAAGCTGGTCGTGGTTCTTGAAGTACTCAAGCACAAGTTCGTCTTGAGTTTTGGCTTTCTTCCGGGACTCCTTTAGCGTGTCTCCCGTTTCGTTGTTCGTGTTGTAAAACATCAGTTTTGGTTTATGTAGTTTATAATTACTTCTTGAGTTCTTACGCTTACCCGGTCGCCATTAAAGTAGGCGTAAACGGTCTGCGTTGATAGCCGCGTTTCTTTGGCTATTCGGTAAGCAGAAATGCCTTTGGCGTTTGCCTCCGCTATTACCTCGTCAATCTTCACTATCTGAATCATAACTCAACTACCTTTTCAGATTCAAAAAAGAAGTCGCACTCCGTTAAGCTATACGTGTCCATCAATCGCTCAACGATTGCCACTTGTCTAATTGAAGTTAATCTATTAACGTAGGTGATGCCATTGCATATACCGAAGTAGTAACCACCTTTATCATAGACCTTTATCACGTCTCCTAATTTTGGTGCTTTTACAAAGTTTACTGTTTTCATTGTTCTTGTTTTATCTCGCGTTACGGATGCGCGACCCCCGTTTGATTGGTGCAATATACAACTATTTTGAATATCCAAAACATTAAGGGAAAAAAATATACTTAGGAAGTTTAGGAAGTTTAGGGTTCTAAGGATTTGACCTTCTGCCGATAGTAATCCAGCATCTCTTCAAGTTCCCACGTTGCAAACTTAACCGTAGTTAAACTAAGCTGGTGCATCTCGTCTGCTAACCCTTCGCGTTCCCGGTCCAAGTTAAGCCCGAAGTCGTATTGTCTACCTTGCTGCATCACGTTACACCCGTAGCATTGAGGTCGGCAGTTGTCCTCGTGCCATCTCGTGGCATATCTTGACCTACTCATGAAGTGTCCGCACTGGATTTTCTTCCACTCGTAAGAACGTCCGCAAGTGTAGCATTCAACAAAGCCGTCAAGGTTAACCGCCCTCAACCGAATGAATCGACTGAAGGCGGCATCCAAATCCTTTACAATTTTACTTCTGCTCTTCTTCAAAATGGAAGGTCGTCCGTTGCTTCAACGGTTTCAGCTTGTGGTTTAGGCTTGAAGGTATCAACGGAAGCGTATAGCTTCCCTTGCTTACTTTCCTTTATCTGAGTGCGTAACTCAAGACCTTCTTTGCCTTCAGTAAGGTGCTGGTCGTTTTCCTTCAACCAAGCAATTAGCTTAGTCGGGTTAATCACAAGACTCGCTTTCACGAAGTCAGGTGCTTTCTCATTCGGTGTAAAGACGTTCACACCGTCTATAAATACTACTGTGTTCTCCATTATTTTGGGTTTATTAAGTTACTAAGATAATCATTTGCAAACTCCAATCTTTCTCTGAGTTGCTCTTGCATTTCAAGGTTGGCTTCTACTCTAATCTCGATGAGTTTAAAGCGTTCGTCTTTGATACGTGGGTCGAAAGAAACGAACCGACAAACACTTGCGCCAGTAGCCAGCATTTGCCCTTGCATCTGCCACATATACTTAGGGTCTATGTAACCTTCAAAGGCAGTCTTTAAGTGGTTGCTGGTATTGTACGGGCACTTGATTTCAATCAACTCGCCATCAACCATACCGTCAGGACTGGCACCGGAATAGTCGTTAATCAAAGTGAACGGCATTTCCTCAATGGTTACGCCTTTCAACTCTGAGTAATACGCCTTACAAATAGGCTCGTACTCGTTGCCCCAGTCTAATGCGGCTCCGAAGATTTCCTTGCGTTCTCCCGTTAGTATCTCTGCGGCTTTCTCGTAGATGTAACTTAGAGCAGTCTGCCCAAGTACCTCGTCCTTCTTTCTGCCGTTGGTCATCAGTTCGCCAAAGCGGGAAGCGGTAAACTTCCCTAACCTTTGTGCGTGCCATTCCTCTGAGCGTTGCTCGGAGTTGCTGATTGCTTCGTATATTCCTTGCTCTTCCATCTTACGCTCTTTTGAAATCGTCAGATTCATCCTCTCCGAAAACGCCTACTTCGTAAAGCCCTGACAGTTTTAGAACCACTCTTGATAGTGCGCGCTTCTCAGCCATTGCAACGGGATATTTTTGTCTTGTGTTATCAGGTGCTGACTCTCCGAAGGTTTCCATTTGGACGGGTAAGCCGTTACCGTTAGACATCTCGCCAGTTGCTTTTATAACTACGTGTTTAAGGTCGTCAGATAAGCTGACTACATCGTAGCTAACTCTTATGCACTTATGCGCTTGGATGCGCTCAATGCCTTGTCTTGTGATAATTACAAAGCCCTGAGGACTTTTGAAAAAGTGGTCTTTGTTTAGACCGTTCTCGGTTGCGAGACTTTGAAGCCTCTCTTTCTGTGTTTGATTCATCGTTCTGTTTTTATGATGATTATTAAAGTTACGAATTTAAAGTTTGAATGTCAACTGCGTTTGACCTCTCGTCAAATATTCTGATGAAGGTGTAAAGCCCTGACTTGATTGGTTCTGCGCCTGACCATTTTACCAGTTGCCAAAAGA